GCCTACATGTGCTGGTGTTCCAACTGGCACACCTACAACGGTAACTGGTAGAGTTCCAATAGTTGCAGACTCAACAAATAATAGATTATACATTTACTCAGGTGGTGCTTGGGTAGCACTTAATTAACAAATAAAAACATGAAAACACTAATCTACTTTAACAGACCAGACTGTCCTTCAAATATGGGAATCAGTCAATTAACAGATGACGTTCAGGCTTTTTTAGATGAACGTTCTGACATCTTAATCAATGCCACTATTTTAAACGGCAAGATTGAATTCGAAAATGCAGAAGGCGTAAAAGGCTATGCAATAACAACTAAAGTCCCAGAAACATTTGAAAACTAATATGGAAGAGTTAAACAACTTAAAAGCTGCAGCGTATGACTGCTTGGCTCAAATCGAATACTTACAGCAAAAGTTAAGACAAATCAACGAGCAAATTCAAATCAAAACTAACGAACTAAATGGAACTTCTGCTTAAATTAATTTCTGGTCTAAAGCCTGAAGCACAGGACTTGAAAATAGTTATTTTATTGTCTTTTATGTTCATAATGTTACGTGACGAAATACGTGAGAATAAGGTAATGGATATGGCCGATAAAAAGGTCATAGAGTTTCGTTTGAATGCACTTGAAGACAAAAAAGAGTTAGCGTATTTACCAATGGAAAAATTTGCTATATTAGCAGAAAAACCAGAAATAGAAGATGCCGAGTAGAAACAAAAATGATTTGAATGTAACTTTAGTAACTGCTTTTGAACAAGCGGTGAGAGAGTACGAGAGACTTTACCCAGAAGCACCACAGCCATTTCTTACGTGTACTTATAGAAGTGATGCCGAACAGGAAGCATTATATGCTAAAGGTAGAACCGAGAAAGGCCCAAAGGTAACCAACGCAAGGGCTGGTCAAAGTCCGCATAATTTCAAGCCGTCATTTGCTTTTGATATTGCTTTTATCGGGCTGAATAAAAAATTGGATTGGGATTCCAAATTATTCCAAACATTTGCTGATATTATTAAGCGAATAGCACCAAGCGTTGAATGGGGGGGTGACTGGAAAAAGTTTTCTGATTTACCGCATTTTGAATTAAGAAACTGGAAAAGCTTAGCACGATGATAAAAGATTTATACAATTCTTTCTTTAACAACCGTCAAGGATTCTCTGCAAGAAAGTTAACGGCGTTTGCTTCATTTATTACGGCAGTTTATTTGTCTTTGAAATTAGAGAATGAGAATAGACTTTATGCCGTTTATGGTTTTCTTTTAATCGGTCTGCTTTGTTTGGGAATAGTTACATTTCAAAATATAATTGATTTAAAGAATGGCGATAGCGTTAAACAACAAGAATAGCTTTGACTGGTTGCAGGCTTTAATCTTTGGTATTGCCTTGGCCTTTGTTTTATTTCTTGCATCTTGCTCATGTGAGTATCATTTAAAGAAAGCAAAAGCAAAGTGTTCGCTGAATCAATTAACTGACACCATCTGGAAGAGAGATTCTATTTTTGTAGACCGTGTTCATAAGGATACGGCTTTTTATTATAACCAAACTGATACCGTTATCATCAAAGAAGGCAGGTTAACGATGAAGTATTTTTACCGTGATTCTACGGTGTTTCTTTCGGGGACGTGTGATACTATCAAAATAATAAAAGAAGTTCCTGTAATGGTAAATAAAACGGAATTAAAGGATACATGGAATATAAAGTGGTACTTACTTTTAATCGTGATACTATTCGCAGCATACAAACTAATAAAATAATGGCAGGCAAACAAAAACTAACAGGCTCTATTGTAGTAGACTATTTAAGGAGGTTTCCAAACACTCCGAAGTTAACTTTAGCAAAGAAAATTTATTCAGAAAATAGCACAGTTTTCAGTTCTGTTGAACACGTCCGCAGAACAGTTAGAAGTTACACCGGGTCAAACAAAGACATGGACTTAAAAAAATATGGATTAGAGCCTAAAACTTTTGACTATAATCCGTTTAAACTTCCAGAAAGTCATGCTGACCCGTTTGAACCTTATATTATTAATCAGTCAAAAACTTTAATCATATCAGACTTACACTTCCCGTATCAGTCAAATGAGGCTATAACTTTAGCTTTAAATTACGGATTAGAAAAAGAAGTTAACTGCATACTAATAAACGGAGACTTGTTGGATTTTGCTACGATTAGCCGTCACGAAAAAGACTTCAGGCATAGAAGTGTATCCGAAGAGTTTGAATCCGTTAGAACGTTTTTAAAAGCGTTAAAAGATAACTTCCCAAAGTGCAAGATAGTTTTTAAATTAGGTAATCATGACGAAAGATGGGAGAAATGGTTGTATGTAAAAGCACCAGAGTTATTCGACTGCAATGATTTTCAGTTGGAAGTTTTGCTCAGATTAGGTGAATTGAATATAGATATCGTAAAAGACAAAAGACCGATTAAGATTGGAAAGTTAACCGTGTTACATGGTCATGAATTAGCAGGTGGTTCTGGTGGTGTTAATCCAGCGAGGTCTACTTTTTTAAAGACTTTAGAAAATGTAATCGTTGGCCATTATCATAAAACTTCAGAGAACACAGAGGCTACGATGTACGGCGAAGTAATAACTACCAGGTCAATGGGATGTCTTTGCGGAATGAACCCAATGTATATGCCTATTAATAAATGGAATCACGGGTTTGCTTATGTTGAACTTGATTTAAAAAGCGGTGAATATCACTTACATAATTTACGAATCATTAAAGGAAAGATTTACTAATGGACTCTTTAAATTGGTTTAAATTAGACGTACTTTATAAAGTCACTATTGGATTCGACGAAGACGAAGAGTTAAGCGAAGTTGACAAAATACGACTTAAAGCTGAAGGCTTAGTTCACGGTGATTCTTACGAAAAAGACGAAGCTATCTTTAGTCTGGCTGAAGATACGATTATAAGAGTTGAACCACGTGCTTTTATTCCCAAAGGTGGAAAATATAAAAAGTTCTATTCCGAAGTGATATTTAAAAGCGGTGACGTTGTGTTCGCTGATGGCAAGCCTGTTGATGTTTATAAAAAATTAAACGAGTATTACGATAGTTTTAATATTACTGAATAAGTTTTAAATCATTCAGTCCGTTTTTCTTAGCGTAATCTTTAGCAAGATAGTTGCTATTCCATTCTAATACTTGGTCATTTGCCTTTTGAATCTGGCCCATTAAGTGTTTGTTTTCTTTTACTAAGTCTTCTTTGTCGGACTTTAACACTTGGATTCTGTACGTCTGCCAGAGTAGCAAAATCGACAATATAATATACATTATTTTCATGTTGTATTTGCGTTATTAGTAGCGGTTAGCCATTAGTTAGCGGTAATGCTATGACGGCAACTCAATATCAATACCTTCAATTATTGTTTCAATCACTCTAATTTGTTGCTCACAAGCAATTACAGCCGACAACACAACATCTTGCGTTTTAGGATTAATCAATACTTGACGGCATTTACCATCGTCAAATTTTCCAATGATAACAATATGCCTCAATTTAGGAGAAGCACTACCGCTAACATCGGCTTTAACGATATTGCGGCTTGACCGCTTTGATTTTACTTTTGTACTCATATCAAAATTTGTTTTTCAATTTTACTTTAGTTCTTTAATTCCGCAACTGCGTAAAGCCGTGGCCGTTAACAAAAATTTAATTTTATTTTTTTATTCATATCCTCTAAAAATGAATAGCAACTGTGCATATTTTTAACCTCATCCCAATATGGGTCATTATTCTTGCCCTCATCCCAATCATTCAGAACATAGTGTGTAGTTTCTGTGCTTTCTAAAAATGAAAATAGCACCTCTTCTACATCCATATCGTATTCGTTGTATGTTCTTTCATTAAAAGCATCACACTCTTTCCTGATAAATTCAAGAACTTCTTTTGTCATTTTTAATTCTGCCATAAAAAAATAAAATTAAAATTCTGCTAACAGCACATTTGCGTTATGTGCCAATAAACGGTGTGCCATTGAATAAACATTTTTGCGTGGCACACAAACGCAAATCTGCAAAACGTTACAGAACCGCCTCAATCCTTTCAATTAAATGTTCTAACAATTCACCTTTAAATGCTGGCGTCACTTCGAAGTCGTTTAACCATACTTTCTTTACGTTAATTACTTTAAAGTAACCAGTCTCATTGTGTTCGGTTTCGTATTCCCATTCAACCCAGAAGTCTATTCCGTTAAGCGTTACCATTTACCACCTCCTCGTATTTTTTTTCATAAGTATCTCTTAGTTCTTTAAGTTTAGCGAAGATAACCGCTGATGTAATTTTATCTTCTGGCTGTGCCATTTGCTCTTGTACTATTTTAAGAGCCTCATTCAGTGCATTGATAGCACCGAAGTTTTCTGTTGCTTTGTCTAACTTTGTCATAGTGATTTGAAATGCTTGTAGATTTGAAATAAGATTTTAGCAAAATGAGCCGAAGCTACAGCTAATAATGTGATTTGAATGATTGCGATTATTATTGTCATGTTTGTTTGTTTTGATAGTGCAAATATACACACGTTTTTGTTATGTATTACAACTATTTTTATATTTAACATTATTTAACATTTAATTATATTGACATTGTTGAAATATAGCTAATATGTTAAAATATGTTAATTATGTAAATGTATTACAAATAGTATATATATTTGCTGAAAATTAAAACAAACATTATGAAAACAGCACATTTAAACCAGCAACTGCCTATCTTTTGGAAAGGTAAACTCTGTAAGTTAATTAAGTGGGAAACGCTTAATTTCGGAGGCAAATTGAAAATTAAAATAAACAAAGCTTTTATTGAAGCAGACATTAAAGAGTTACACAACTAATGAAATCAAACAGACCATATAGCATCCGACTTCCTGATGTTGTACGTGAACAGCTTGCTAAGAAAGCAGAGCAAAAGGGAGTAACTATGTATTCTTATATTTTAAATGTATTAACCAAACACGCAGTAAAATGATAGCAGGATTAATTTTTTTACTTTATTTTGCGGTTGTCGTTGTATTAGGACACGCCATTGTTGAACTTTATAAACTATTTAAAAATGACTGAAGAGTTAATTAGAAAAGCTTTTGACCTAACAATAGAAGGTCATCCGCAATTTAAGATTCGTGAGAAAATGGGTCTTGATAAGAAAGAAATATATGATATTTACCGTTCAAGTTTATTCCAGCAACTGCTACTCACTCCGACTGGTGTAAAAGATAATAAAGAACAGAATAACATCGACTACATGAGAGGCATTGAAGGCATATTGTTCAATTTGCTTGACCAATACAAAGCAGCAAAAGAAAAAGATAAACCACGTTTAAATTCAATAATCGAAGAGTACACACAGATTTATTCAACAAGCATTTACAATTTATGAAACAAACAATAACAATTGCACTTCTAATCGGGATGATTAGCTGCAAAAAAGAAACAAAAAAGCCATGTAACTGTGGTTTGATAGTATCGGATGATGCTATTAACTATTCAATCGACATCCGCAATGAATGTTCTAATAACGTGAAGACGTTTTATTTAACTGAAGGCGACTGGATGAACGCACACCCCGGAAATAGACATTGTATAACTAACACAACAAGCTGGTAATGAAAACACACAAACAAAGGCTACTTCAGGCCATGATGAGCGACAAGGTCGTATCTCAAAAGAAGTTTCCTAAGATTCAGGTAAGAACAAGAATCACAGAGTTAAGAAAACAAGGTTATGTAATTGAATGCTTAAAGGTCGAATCGGCTAAAGGCGTTAACTACATTTACGAACTGAACTACAAAAAAACACCGAAAAAGTTATTCAAATGACTTGGCAGGAGAAAGTAGTTCATACTCTCACACTGGTAGCAATAGGGAAATGCTTTAACGAGCAAAGTACCTATCTCACAGGTGAGTTAAAACAAAGACCAAAGCAATCATTTAACTTAGCGGTTAAGTCTATTGATACGTTTATCGGAGAAATAGAAAAGAGTTTGACCGAAGATGAGTTAAAAGTGCTTGAGTGCTTAACGGATGAATTTCACGAATTGTTAAATCACATTAAAAAAAATATTGAAGAAAGTTAAATATTAAAAAATAAGTATTATATTTGCAAAAGTTACGACTGTGCAGAGTCATTTAAGTAACATCACATTGACCACTTATGCCTTAGTAGGACTGCACTCCGAACGGGCTGAGTGGTTTTTTATTTATGAAAATTAATTTAAATCACAAAATTAAAAATGACAAATATACAGAATATGTATATGAATCATTTGATATTCAAAATAAAGAAGAATCAAAAGTTTTAATTGAATCAAATCTTGAAAATTTGCCAGATGAATGGAATATTGGTGTTGTTTATGGTGGAAGTGGAACAGGTAAAACAACTATTTTAAAACATTATTTCAAAAAAGAAATTGATAAATCTTATTTTGATAATGAAAAATCTTTAATATCAAATTTTGATTGGTTAGAACCAAATGAAGCAACTCAATTATTATCATCAATAGGTTTATCTTCTGTGCCTACTTGGTTAAGACCTTACAATACTTTATCAAATGGCGAACAATACAGAGCAAATTTAGCTTATATGATTGGGAAAGCATCTCAAAATGAAGTTATATTGGTTGATGAATATACTTCAGTAGTAGATAGAGATGTGGCTAAAGCTATGTCAAATGCTTTACAAAAATATATTCGAAAAAATAATAAAAAAATTGTTCTTGCTTCATGTCATTTTGATATAATGGAATGGTTGCAACCAGATTGGATTTATTCACCGCAAAAAGGGCGTCTTGAAATAGCGCCACGTCTTCGGCGACCAGAAATTAAATTGGAGATATTTCGATGTAGATATGAAACTTGGAAAATATTCAAACAACATCACTATTTAACTGAAGATTTAAATAAAGCTGCGATTAATTATTTAGTTTTATGGAATGACAAACCAGTTGGATTTATAGCAATTTTACCATTTCCAGGAGTTGGAGATTCAAAAACAAGAAGAATATCAAGAATAGTAATTTTACCAGATTATCAAGGATTAGGAATAGGTAAAAAAATAATTGATTATATAAGTAGTTTATATTCAAAAATTGATTCTCAAATGTTTATAAGAACAATTAACCCAGCTTTAGGCATTTCATTGACTAATGATGTAAAAAATTGGCAACCAACAACTTCAAATTTAAAAGCTAATTTTGCCGCTGATACAAGCGGAAGAAAATTACTTAATAAAATAAGTTATTCTTTTAAATATATTGGACAAAAGTCCACAGATTCAGAAAATATTATTATATTTGATGCTGATGCTTATAAACACGTATCACAAAATCAAATTGAATTATTTTAAAAACAAACAAAATGGAAACAAAAAAAGAAAAAAAATCTGAAGCAATAATTAAATTATTGTCAGAACAAAAATCGGTTAAACAAATATCTGAAGAATTAAAAACTCCTGTTGCTTATGTCTATAAAATAAAAAAGACAATTAAGTAATTAAAACGCTGTGCAGAGCGTATTTAAAAACAATAATAACTCATTATTTACATTAAATCTGCACGTTAATGTATTTAATGAGTTTTTTATTTTATGATACAAAAAAAATTATTTGATGATTATCATCCACAAATTGAAAACAAAAAAATAAATTCAAAATATTACGGAAGTAATTTGAATCAATTAGTTGCTGAAAAATGCAGAATTGACATGGTAGTTAATAACATTGATTTAATTATCAATGATTATAAAAACAATTCAATAAGAATAATAGAATCAAAACATAATAAAGAACAATTAACTAAAGGTCAAGAATTACTTTTAAAGCGTTTATCGTCAAAAGGAATAAACACTTATGTTGTATATGGTGATTATCCATACGAATCAGCTATTATTTACTCATTTCAAACCGGTAAATCATTACAAGTTAATAAAGAAACATTAATTAAATTTTTAAACAATGAAGATATATCTAATTAAATCACCGAATGGAACGAATCATTCAGTATTAGCTGAAACTTTTTTTCATGCAGTTCAAATAGCAGTAAATAGAGACAATTATCAATTTTCTAATGTTGAATATTTTAAATTAAATAAATGAAAGATGCTTATTATTTTCCGCATTTTTGTAATGCGAGACATGACAGAAAAATTAAACGAGTTTTAAAAGAACTTGGAATTGAAGGATATGGAATTTATTTCATGCTTTTGGAAGTTTTAAGAGAACAAACTGATTTTAAATATCCGTTAAATGAACTTGATTTATTGGCTGATGAATTTGGAACAAGTGAGCAAAAAGTAAGAATAATTGTATGCAATTATGGCTTATTTCAAGTCGATGAATTTCAAAGTTTTTTTAGTCTAAAACTCATTGAATTTATGCAACCTTACTTAAAAATGAAAGAACAGCGAAGTCTTGCTGGCAAAGCATCTGCTGCTAAAAGAACTCAACGGTTGCTCAACGACCGTTCAACGACCGTTCAACAAAGTAAAGTAAAAGAAAGTAAAGTAAATGAAATAAAAGAAAATGAAATTATAGAGTATTTTACTTCAAACGGATATACTTCTGAATCTGCTAAAAAGTTTTTTAACTATTACTCCGTAGCTGAATGGAAAGACGGTAACGGTAAACCAGTAAAGAATTGGAAGCAGAAAGCACAGGCTGTATGGTTCAAAGATGAAAATAAAATGAAACCAAAAACATTTACAAAAGAATTATTATGAACGTAGAAGAATCAATTTTAGGTACTTGCATAGCATACCCAGAAAATAGCGACAAGATATTTGAAACGCTAAAACCAGAACACTTCGCTAAATCAGAACATCAAGTATTGTTCAATGTTTTATCTAAACTCTACGCATCTGGAAAAGGATATGATTTACTCATCGTAACAAAAGAAATTCACTCAAGTGGAAAGTTAGAACAAGCTGGTGGAGTTTACTATGTAACTCAGCTAACTAATCACGTCGCATATGGCGATAAGTTAGAATCTTACATCTATATCGTTTTAGAATCGTTTTTACGGCGTTCAATTCATAAAATGGTAGTAGATATTAACTTGAAGGCAACAAACGAAACTACTGACGTTTTTGAACTTATTAGTGAGTTTAGTCAAAAGTTAGATAAATTAAGTCAAAACACATCGGTTTCGAGTTATGAAATAATTGAGAAAGTCAAAGATGATGTTTTATACTCAATGACAAAAGCGGTAACTGAGGGAGTAAGTGAAGGAGTAAAAACTGGAATTAATAGTTTAAATCGTCAAACTAACGGATGGCAGAAGTCCGATTTAATTATTTTAGCTGGAAGACCCGGAATGGGAAAGACATCCGCAGCAATAGATTTTGCATTAACTCCAGCTTTAGAGAATAAGACCGTTTTATTGTTTAGTTTAGAAATGTCCAGCGAACAGATTACTAAGCGTATTCAGTCTATACTTTCAGGAGTTGACGTTCAACGAGTGGTTAATAACACTCTTAATAAAGATGAACTCAGGCAAGTTCAAATGGCTTCTGAAAGATTAAATAACATTCCGCTATACTTAGACGATACTCCAGCAATTACTGTTTTTGATTTTAAGAACAGAGCCAAAAAGTTACAACGTGAGAAAGGATTGGACTTAATCATAGTTGATTATCTTCAACTTATGAGAGGTGAATCAAAGAATCGTGAAAATGAAATAAGCGAAATAAGCAGAGGATTAAAAGCAGTGGCTAAAGAGTTAAACGTTCCCGTGATTGCTTTGAGTCAATTAAGCAGAAAATGCGAAGAGAGACAAGATAAAAAACCGATGTTAAGTGATTTAAGAGAATCTGGTGCTATAGAACAGGATGCAGATATGGTTATATTTTGTCATCGACCAGAGTATTATTCAATACATGAATATGAGATTGGTGGTAATTTAGTGCCATCGGCTGGACTATTTGTCTTTATGATTTCAAAGTTTAGAAACGGTCAGACAGGAGAAATAAAAGCACGATGGATTGGAAATAACACGATGGTGACTAATTATGATGTTGAGCCATTGCCAGTAAATAATGACTTTTTTTAACAAAAAAAAGCAGCCTTTAAAGCTGCTTTATTGTTTCTTTGTAATGTTCTATCTTTTCAGCGAGTTCGTCATTTGAGAACTTTATCGTAAACCGGGCCATTCGTTCTAAAGTTTCAGCCGTTCCAAGGCCGTACTTTTTATCTAAGTTTACTCCGAACTTGAATTGTTCGCCGTATCTAAAGACGTTACATCCAGCACACTGGACTTGGCAGTTTTGTTCATCCCAGCGTGTAGCGTAGTGTTTACGAGATTGAAAGTGCCCACACTGAAGCGAACGCCAGTCATCTACTTTTCCACACGTAAAGCATTTAGAATTTCCGTATAAGTCAATATCACGTCGGCGGATATATTCGCTGAACACTTTGTCAAGTTGCTTAATTAGATAACTTCTGGTTGGTTTTTTCATAGACTTTTAAGATATTCTCTGGACTCTAATATACGACTTTTCATTGATTCAATTACGTCTTCATCTCTTTTTATCTCAAAAGACTTAACTCGTAACTCATCAGGTATCTGACTAAAGCGATGTGTTTTATCGATTTGTTCGCAGGCTTCTAAATATTCAGGACTTACGTCATCCAGCAAACCCATCTTCCAAGCTGTACGGCGTTTCTCATCTTCAATCAGTTGGTCAGGTGTATCAATAAGAACATAATCCACAAAAGCAGTTTCACAATCCGTCAGCCACATATAACCCTGCATTTGGTAAAAGTAATGCTTGTTAGGTAGTTCAATATCAAACATCGGGAAAGTGTTAGCATCCCATGAAGATTTGATATCACGAATAATACCATCTTGGATAATGTCAGGCGTGCCGGAGATGTACTGGTTGCTGAACCATTCATCATTCTTTGTATAGAAGTCTCCGTGAACTTTAGATAAAAGGGCAATGGCAGATTCCTCCACCATTAACCCTTTACTGATAAATTTACTTAACACATCTTTGCGGATGCCAAACTTAACTTCCATGTAAAGTTCTTGAAGATAAGACTTAGCAGTCTCGCCCATTTTTTTCCCGCTTCGGTCATTTGTCATCAACCTTCCTAAAGCAGAACATCTGAATAATTGCTTGTCAAACATATCAATTATTTTTTAAAGCGGTTTCCAATGCAACCTTTTGCTGTTCACTGATTGAATAGTTAGGCATTGCCTGACGTACTTTCTCGCCTTGACCTGCGTTGATAGCTTCAACCATTTTCTTGAAAGTAGAAGCGTTAAGTTCTGGCTTCTTTACTTCTGCTGGTACTGTAGCTTTCTCAGGCTGGCCTGCAGCATCAGTATCTTTATCGGTTACAAGTCCTAAGAGTGAACTCAAAGCATAACGACGTATGTACGTAATTGCTGAACCTAAAACCTGATATTCGTTCATTCCTTTGAGTTGAACACCTTGCGGTATGTTAGTGATAGTTTCAATCATTTCGCCGGAAGCAATATGAAATACAACCGTTTTGATATCACCGTTACCAACTAACTGAGTAAAGCCTAACCCGTGTTTTTTAAGTAGCGGATTGATTACTTCAAAGATTTTAGGAAGGTCGGCATAAGAGTAACCATAACCCTGAGTTCCTTTGTGAATTACTGGTACTTCCTGCTGAAAGTCTGCCAGTGCTTTAAATAGATTTTTCATGTTAGAATGGATTTGAGTTATCTTTGCTGAACAATACTTTGGCATTACCTACATAACGTTTTTGTGCTTTAGCTTCTCTTTGCTCTTTTGATTGAGCGATGATGATTGAACCGTCGTTATCATACTTGTCTTTAGTATCATTGATGGTTAAAGTAAGATTTAAATACTTTCCTTTTACGAGGTCTTCTTTGCTGATTTTTTCAAAGTCGATGTTTAATCCGATAATTTGCATAATTCTTGTTTTTTTTGTTTGTAATAATTGTTAATGATTTTAATTAGTTGATACGTACCCTCTCCGTTTAAAGCACGATAGATAGTCTGGCGGGTACAGCCAGCCTTACGTGCTAAGAGTTTCACATCTCCGTGTGATTTTAACTCTTGCCATGATTTTAGTGTTTCTTCATTTATTTTCATTTGTTTTAGTTGTTTGATTTTATTGCATTATTTTCAATAAGTATTTTAAAAGCATTAAGTGTCATTGTGTTACCACTAACCCCACCGCAATTTTTTTCAAGCCCTGAAACGTGGTCACTTATACGAATGGTTATGCTTGTTTTCCCATCAAAACAAAACATATCAGCCCAACATTTGCATTCATTAATAACGTCAACAGTTAGTTTTACATAATGTGAAAGACCATTTGTTAAACAAGTCGTAACGCTAACATTAGAATAGCCCATATCGTTCATCATTTTAATGATTGGTGTTGTATGGTCAAAGTTTTCGTTGTATTCTGTTTTTTTAAATATTGCTTTCATAGTTGTTTGTTTTTGTTACACAAATGTAGCACTTTTGTTACATATTGATACTATGTCAAATGTTAAATTATGTTAAATCTTTACATATTATTCAAGTAAAATGTTAAATTTGTAGTCATTGAATTTAGTCAATGATAAAATAATTCTTTGCAAGGTCACTTCAAGAGGTCGGCCTGATGAACTTATCAAATGTATTAAAAGTTATCTTGACTTAGCACACAATCCAACAGCTTTAAAGTGGTTATTTTCGTTTGACGTGGACGATGAAAAATACGCTTCACTTTTTTTTACTGACTCAATAGCACACTTAATACCCGGTTGCACGATTTGTTTTGGTAAGTCAAACTCAAAAATTGACGCTATCAATCGAGATATTCAACACTTTACTAAAATGAATGATTGGCATATCTTAGTTAACATCAGTGACGACCAACTCGCTGAAGTTCAAGATTGGGACAAAGACGTGAGAGAAACCATGCCGAATCATTTAGATGCTTCTTTGTGGTATTATGACGGAAGACAACAGAAGTTGAACACAATGGAGATAGTAGGCCGAAAGTATTATGAACGTTTTGGATATATTTACTATCCTGAATACAAATCATTTTTCTGTGACAATGAGGCTCACGAAGTTGCTGAAAGAGATTGGAAGCTAATTAAAACAGGCAGATGTATAGTTAAGCACTATCACATCGGATGGACAAAAGACACCCACATGAAGCACGATGAAACTTACAAGCGTGCAGAAACTAACTGGGGACATGACGAAGCACTTTATAAACAACGTAAAGCAAACGGATATCCATGCAAGGCGTAAAACTATCGATTTTAATTTGTACGATTCCAGAACGTCAACCGATGTTCAAGGAGTTGTTGGCTGAATTAACCGAACAATGCAAGTGTTGTAACTCAATGGTCCAGATAGTATGGGATGACCGACCAAAGGGAAGCGTAACAATAGGTCAAAAGAGAAATGACTTGTTGGCTCAATCTTTAGGCGATTACATAGTTTACATCGACGACGACGATACGGTGCATCCTAATTACGTTTCTGAGATACTAAAAGCAATAGAGAAACAACCTGACTGCATTGGATTTAAGATTAAGTGCAACATGGAAGGCGTGATTTATAACGCTGCCAGTTCAATGAAATACGATTGGGAAGAGAATGTGGATGGTTTTAAATATGTTCGCTATATTTATCATAAAACGCCAGTTAAACGAGAAATAGCACTTCAGACAGGATTTCCAGATAAGTCATTCGGGGAAGACTATCAATACTCAATGCGCTTAAAGACTTTATTAACTAAAGAAATATTTATAGACGAATTTCTTTATAATTATAATTACAAATACGAGAACCCGAAGACTAAGTATGGTAGTTAAGCACTCTGCAGGATATTTCAGTAACATGACGATTCGGCTTTACGAGTTGTTAGACTTCATGCGAACACATGGGAGATATCCAGATTATATTGATTCAAGCGAACAGTTCGGATTTTATAAGAATGACCAAAGTCAAGATATATCTAAGTTATACATAAAGCCAGCACATGGAAACATTGAGTTTAACATCCCGAAGTTAGATATTGACTTTATGGCGTTTCAGTTTAATGACTACCGTAATCTCGACTTCGCTGGACTTAATCCGATAATAAAAAAATACTTTAGTTTGGGTTACTTAGTTGAATGGAAACTGAATGAACTTAAACATAAGTACAAATTAGATAAATACATTTCGGTGTTCTACAGGGGTAACGATAAACAACTTGAGGTCGATAATCCATCATACGAGTTATTCATTCAAAAGGCTAAAGAAGTTCAAGGCGATTTGCCGATATTGATTCTGCCGGATGAATGCAAGTTTTACAAAGCATTTACAAAAGAGTTAAAGAATGTCATTTTAATGGATGAAACCCCGTGTGCTGACTTACCGAATAGTAATTTAATATTCGAGTTACCATTGAGCCAAAGAGTTGAATATGGTGCAATTTACAACGCTGCTGTTTACTTATTATCACAGGGCGAACACTTAATCACTCATTCAGGTAACGGTGGCGTGTGGGCTACTTTATACCGAGGTCATTCAAATAAGGTACATCAAATTTATAAAGACAAAATATATGTATAGTCAACACGGAGAGTGCAAAATAATAAATGAATACTTTAATGACAAAGGTGTTCTCATTTCTTTAGGAGAAAATGACGGTCGTACACTAAGCAATGTTTTAGGGTTAATCGAAAGAGGTTGGAAGGCTTACTTAGTTGAGCCATCAGACGTTCCGTTCGCTAAACTTAAAGAACTTCATAAAGATAACGAATCAGTAAAGTGCTTTAATTACGCCGTAGGTACATACGACGGTGATACATTCTTTTATGACTCAGGTACTCATTTGAATAAAGGTGATACGGGTTTATTAAGTTCAATTAGTGAACAGGAAATAAAGAGATGGGGTAAATCATGTACATTTGAAAAAAAGACCGTTAAAGTCAAAACATGGGATTCTTTTAAAAAGGATGCAGGATTCAGAAAGGCCGACATGATAAGTATTGATTGCGAAGGCTTAGACTTTGATATTCTTACACAGATTGATTTTAATGCTTTAAAAACGAAATTAGTGTGTGTAGAAAGCAATTCAGTCGAGAATGAAAAGTACATTAAGCACATGGCTACTTTTGGCTTTAAATTACATTATAGTAACCCATGCAACTTGATTTTCACAAAGTAGTAATTAACTTACCCGAAAGGGCTGAAAGGTTAGAACGCTTCAAAATGAACTTTAATCGGTTGCATCCAGATGATACTTTCAGAGTTGTAAACGGAGTGAGAATGAAACCCGTACACGTCGGGATTGCTGAAGCACACTTAAACTGTATAAGATTAGCCAAGCAAGAAGGATGGGATAAGGTATTAATAATGGAGGATGACTTGTTAGTTCCGAACATAAAAGCAAACGAGTACATGACATCGGCTTTGAATAAACTGCCTGAGGATTGGGACGTTGCACTCGCTGGAGTATATTGGAAACGAAGCGAAATAAAAATAAACAACTATTGGAAAAAGCTATCAGAGTTTTGTTCACTACATTGGTACTTAGTAAACTCAAAGGCTTACGATAAATTACTAACGTACGACGGTAGTAATCATTACGACAGATGGATAGGCACTCAGGGATTGAATGTTTATTGTACTAATAAGTACTTTGCTATTCAATATGACGGCTGGAGTGATAACGTGAATCAAGAAACAAAATACAACGATACATATATTAAAAAGCAGGATTTGTTATGATAAAAGTAAATAGTTCAGAAATAAACTCATGGACTGAGTTTTATAAATGGCTTGAAGTGCATGGATATGATATAGTGAAATATTGTAATATATTCAGAGGTGAAATGTTTATAACATCATTTGACCCACAGGAAGATGGTGATAGTGGAGAGGCTGAAGAAACAATAAAAAAGATAAAAGAAAAAGACCATTGGAATTTTCAAAATGGTGAAAAAGATGTTTATTTAGAAGAACCAAAACCATTAATGTTAACCACTCCAAAGGAGATTGAGTTCAAACAAAAGGCAGACGAAACGGCTGAACTTATACTCAGAAGGATAAAAAACCAAAAGGAACAGATTATCTTCAATAGATTAAAAGACTTAAAGTTGATGCACTTAGTCAAGGACATGGCAAAGAAACGCTTTAAGAAAATGATAATTGAACAGCACGCAGACCGGGAAGAAGTATGGGTGGATAATGGAACATACAGAGGAAAGCACGTGGTGACTTTCTTTAATGCAAGTGAAGCGGAAGCAAAAGACGAACAATTCAGAATGTTATTAAAGTATACATTTGAACCAGTTAGTAAATAAGCACTATAAGTATCTACTCACGGTAGCTAAAAGAATAACCCGTAAGAAGGACGTTCAGTTGGCTGAAGATTTAATCCATGAGACTTACTTACATATTTACGAGAATGAAAAGATTTGCCCGACGGATGACATTGGTTTTATAATGTTTTATTCAAGGTACATGAAACTTCAATTCTTAGGTGATAGGTCTACGTTTAACAAAGCCATGAGTTTAGGTGTAGATATAGACCATTCAGATATTCACATTGAAGACAACGAGGCTTTAAATGATTTAGAACTATACGTTGAAGGTACAAACGAAGCCACCAAGGAAATGTTGAAAGAGTTAACTCACTTGACTGAATCAAAAGTTAAAAAGTTAATAAAAGTATATGACTTCAAAGATACACTTCCACCGCATTTAAAAACTATCTTTGAATTTTATTACGAGAATGGAATGAGTAGTCGCCAGATAGCAGAGTTGATGGAAAACGAGACAGGTTACAAAATGGACTTCAGGAGATATAACGACATGATAAACGAAATAAAGAAAAGAATATGCAATATTTAGGAATAATAGCTATCACGCTTTTAATAGTCGAGTTCGCTGAACCGATTGAATGGATAAAGAAATTCTTTGGAGTAAGCAATGACTCAGAACCAAAGATGTTAATTAAACAAGTGCTTCAGAAATTAGTTAACTGTGCTTTATGTGTAGGCTTTTGGGTTGCTTTGATTTGCACGTTTAATCTTTACGAAGCTGCAGTTTTATCATTTGCAAGTGAAATTACTTATCGTATTGTAAAACAAATATTTAACCGAATATGAGTGACGAAGAACACAAGACACGTTCGCTGGACTTAATAGCCAAGTTAGAAAGGCATGAGTACAACCAAGCAAACATTCAGGAGTTATTTTTACTCTACAATGAAAGAATGACACCAAGGGAAGCAGGCAGAAGCTGTGCCGGATGTCGTGCAAGAGTTTTCAGACGTTTAAAAGGATATTATGGCTTATAGAACAAATCCCTATTTTTGTAATATATTAGATATACCGATGAACTTAATCTGGATTGACAATGAAAGGGTCAAGTTCGCTGGAATAATATTTTTAAACTAATGAATGACGAATATCAAATGCAACAATTCTGGAAATAATGCCAACACCAAGAAATAACGAAACTAAAGAAGACTTCCTTCAGAGATGTATGGGATGGGATGATATGCAAAAGTACGAACCAGACCAACGGTATGCTATTTGTCAAACAAAATGGGAAACATCCAAGCAAGGTAAACTTGACAAGATACAAAAGTTAAAATCTTACACTGACTATCCAGAGTCAGCTTCAAATAATGCAAGACGTGCTTTAGAATGGGCAGAGAAAAACGGATGGGGTGATTGCGGTGAAGCTACCGGTAAACAGAGGGCCAATCAGTTGGCTAAACGTGAACCAATCTCAAGAGATACAATAGCACGAATGGCAAGTTTCAAAAGACACCAACAGCATAAAGACGTTCCATACTCAGAAGGTTGCGGTGGATTAATGTGGGATGCTTGGGGTGGAACATCAGGAATTGAATGGGCAATAAATAAGTTAAAAGAAATCGATGAAAAAGGTTGAATCATATAAGGTCACGTTCGGTGAAAGAAAAAAAGGTAAACACTCAAAGAGAAAGAAACCAAAAGCAAAGAATAAAAAACCATATAAAGGACAAGGATAATGGGAAAGCATAAATACATAGAGACACCAGAAAAGATGTGGGAACTCTTCGCTGAATACGCTACACTCACTAAACAATCCCCAAGGTATAGAACACAATTTGTAGGAAGAGACGGAGTAATGGTAAAAGAACCATTAGAAAGACCACTAACTCTCGAAGGCTTTGAATTATACTTAGCTGAAAAGAATATTATAGAAGATGTAAGCCATTATTTTTGCAATTTGGATAATAGATATGAGAATTATGTAGCTATCTGTACGCGTATTAGAAAAGCTATAAGAAAAGACCAAATCGAAGGTGGCATGGTTGGGCAGTACAACCCAAGTATCACACAAAGGTTGAATGGATTAGTAGAAAAGAATCAAACACAAATAAACATAGACCAACCATTGTTCCCAGATGTTTCAAAGAACGACGGCAATAAATAAAATACTTTCTTTAGAGAAATTCATAAAAGGAATACAAGGCGGAACTTCAGCCGGTAAGACCTACGGCATTTTACCTATCTTAATCAATACGGCAATAGTTGAATCTGGAGTTGACATCTCTGTAGTAGCTGAATCAATACCTCATTTGAAAAGAGGTGCAATGAAAGACTTTCAGAAAATCATGCAGGTAACTGGAAGATGGCGTGGTGATTGCTGGAATGCTTCAGACTTTAAATACACATTTCCAAATGGTTCAAACATAGAATTTTTCAGTTCAGATTCAGATGCTAAGTTAAGAGGTGCAAGGCGTGACTATCTTTACATGAACGAGGCAAACAACCAGACGTTTAACGCTTATACTGAATTAGTAGCACGTAGTAAAAAGGGAGTTTATTTAGACTGGAATCCAACTGCTGAGTTTTGGTTTCATGAACACTTAATGAATGACCACGATGTTGACTATCTTGTTTTAACTTACATGGATAACGAAGCGTGTCCTGAATCAGCAAAGAACTTTATTTTAAAAGCAAAAGAAAAAGCTAAAACATCTCAATACTGGGATAACTGGTACAAAGTGTATGGCTTAGGTCAGGTTGGCTCACTTCAGGGTATAATCTTTGAGTTTAACCAAGTAGAAAATATACCAAGCAATTCAGAGTTTATTTGTTATGCTTTAGACTGGGGATTCACTAATGACCCAACAGCCTTTATAGAGGTTTATAGATATAATGGTGAGGTTTATGCTAATGAGTTGATATATTCAACAGGATTGACAAATAGTGACATTTTGAAGCGTTTAAATGAGTTAGGAATAGATAAACGTAGATACATAGTTGCTGATTCAGCAGAGCCAAAATCTATTGAGGATATTTACCGAGGAGGATATAACATTCACCCAGCACAAAAGGGTAAAGATTCAGTTAATAGTTCTATTGATATTTTAAAAGGTTATAAGTTAAACGTGACTAAAACGAGTACCAATTTAATTAAAGAGTTAAGAGGTTATGTTTGGGATAAGGATAAAGAAGGCAGAGATACTAATACACCGATTGATTTTAATAATCATGCTATTGATGCTTTGAGGTATGCTTCGCTGAATAAGTTAAAACGAGGTGCTGAGTTTAACTACGGCTTCAGGGCCATGTGAACAAAATAAAAAATTTGTAATATATAAGTATGTGTTTAAGGAAAGACTTTGAGATACTTCAGTTCGTAAAGAAGTATGGAATTCCGAGATGGCAAATTGAGGAAGTAAAGGAAGAGTTCGCTGATAGAAAGCCACAGGAAGGAATGAACTATTATTATTATGTAGGCCCGAACGATGAAAAGACACGGGCATTTTGTAAGCAAATGTTGAAGTACGACAAGGTGGTGAGCGAGTTGGATATTGAAATATTATCTAACTATTTAAACTACGACGTTAAAGAATACAAAGGGTCATATAACTGTAGACATAACTGGGTTAAGTTTAGAGGTAAAAGAATAAGCACACCAGAGTTAACGGTTCGACAGATTAAGAGATTAAGAGACTTAGGAATCAAAGGATGACAATAAATCAAATCAATACACTATTTTCAAACATAGCTTCAGCCCATAAGCAGATAAACGATTATGGCTATGGAGAACCGTGGGAAATAGAAGAGAAAATGAATGGCAATGTAAAGTACCCTATGTTGTGGGTAGTGCCTATTTCATCTACGACTTTTGAACAAGTAAAGGAAAGAACATTTCAATTCTTAATTGTCGACCAAGTAAAGAAGGGCGATGAGAATCAGCTTGAGGTTTGGAGTGATACCGAACAGATACTTGATGACATCATAAAGATATTTAAGTACGAGAGTGATACTTACGAGTTGGTTAATGACCCACAGTTATTTCCGTTTAAAGAGGAAATGACAGATTGGGTAAGTGGACATCGTGCAGAGTTGACTATCAGAACAAACTTCGCAAAGAACTATTGCGACGTACCAGCTTATTCTTTTGTTTCTCCTGAGTATTTAGCACTAACAACTGTAACAATCAAAGACCAGAATAATAACGTGTTAGCGGTGTTAAATGGCGGTCAATCTTATGTAGTGACTGTATTTGATACTATCCAAGATACAATTACATTAAACGTAACAACTATAACAGACCAATTCTAATGAAGCCTTTTTTAGATAAAAAAACAAATAAATGGAAATGGGGTACTCGTGGAGTGCCAAAGTATGAGACTAAGGAAGAGTGTGCAAGAAAAGAATTAGAGGTTCTGACTGACAGATTAAACGCTTTGAGAAATAAAATAAACAGCGGATATATCAATAATGGCATCTAATTTTCCACTAACTAGAAAGTACATGACCGAATATGGTCAGAGTGTTATTGGTGAAATGAAAACCAGATTAACCAATCAAGGCAAAGAGGCGACGGGTACTTTACATAAGTCATTGAAGTTTAGAACTCAGGAAACAGATACTGAATTTCTAATTACTTTCTTTATGGCCGAATATGGACAGTATGTGGATAAGGGGGTAAATGGTTATGAGCGTCGAGTTGGGTCGATATATTCATTCAAGTCAAAAGACGCTAATCACAAACCACAGAGAAAAAGTAAGTTCATTGAGTCTTTAAAGAATTGGTGTAGGATTAAAGGAATACCAGAAGGTGCAGCGTTTCCGATTAGGAGAAACATCTGGAAATTCGGAATCAAACCAACTAATTTCTTTACGATACCAACAACGAGAAGACAAAAGCAATTTGAAGACATGATTGCTAAAAATATGGCTAAGGATATAGAAAATCAAATTTAATGGCAATAACTATTCACCAAAAACCCGACGATTACACAACGGGATATAATGACCAGATATATGTACTGACTTCCAATCAGATTGGTAACTCAGACTTTCAATATAAGTTTTTGTGTACAGATGACATCACTAACTCAACTATTACTTACACAGTTCCGAAGTACCCAGTAACAGGCGAGGGCTTATTTGATGCAAAGATATTTTCAAAGAAATACCTGAAGCATTACATACCTAATAACGAGTATGGCTGGCAGGTGTGTACTGATGCGTTTAGAAAGATTGATATTGAGTTGAGAGAATACTACAATGGGAATACGGTTGCAGCTTCTCCTCCATTGACTGATTCTTTTTTTATTTGGAATGGAGTTCTTAGAGTAAAAGACTGGCCGAGTTTTAATTATGTAGATTACGTTTACAACTCATCTACTGTTGCATTGAATCACTTGAATAAACTTTACAATCAAAAGACATTTGTAGATAAGAGTTTATTTTTGTATACTTTACAATCAAGTAACGCTGGTATAACGGGCATAGGAATTACAACGTATGATGCAAATGGTAACTCAATCGGTTATTCTACTATTTCAAATCCATACGTTACGCAGACAAATTTCATTCAGCAGTATGTTTGTATTGACATAGGTTATAAAGGACTTTCTCAGATTAATCCTGCTTTAGTTTCTGGAACTTATCCGATAATTACAAATCAGGTTGCAAGCTATCAGATAAACGACCCGGGATTTGACGTGCCACCATTTATGACTGTAACTGTAGAATGCGAACCAAAGTATGACGTATATCCAGTTCACTACTTAGCTAATAATGGAAATTTTGAGACTATTTACTTTGACAAAGTTTCTATACTAAGCGAGAGGGCAGAGAAGACATATTACAGACAGAACCCGTATAGATTAGTAAATAACACTTACACATATTCAAACTTCACTCCACACGAAAGAGTGTTAGCTTCAGCAGGTCAGGAGGCTTTGCAGTTAAATACTAATTGGTTAACTGAAGCTGAGATTGCAGTTCATAGAGAACTTTACACTTCGCCTTTAGTTTATGTTGACTTCGGTTTGGATGGATTGATTCCTTACAAAGTAATAGATACCGAAGCACAGGTGTTAAAAGACTTCAACCAAAAGTTGAAAGGCTGGACAGTAACATTAGAACCAACATACAAGAATAGATATCAGAATGGTTAGACTTGTACTCATTAACGAACAGGGAAGCACGATAGTAAATAATAACGTCGCAGTTATTAACGATATACCTATTGATGTAACTTTACAGATAGCAGACGTAAGAGAGCCTGAGAATGGTGCTGGTTCTTTCACAAAGACAGTAGATATACCTGGTAACCCAGAGGTTAATCAATTCTTTGAAGATGTTTATTCATTGAATGTTTCTTTGCAGACTTACAACCCGAATTTAAAAGTACGGGCTATTTATTACAAAGATGAACTCCCGCAGTTTGAAGGATATCTTCAGATATTAGGAATAGAAATCGACGAACCTACTCAGAAGGTTATTTATAAATGCAACATCTTGGGTGAGGTCTTGACATTGTTTAATCAAATAAAGGATAAACAATTAACTGACCTTTATAACTATTCGATTATACCAACGCCGACTTATTTGCCTTTGTCTATTTACAACCATACACTTAGTGCGTCTACAATTCAAACTTCTTGGAATTTAAACAGTCCACAAGGAACTGGGGTAGGTTATGTTTATGCACCTATTGATAGAGGTCATGTTCAAAGCTATTATTATGGAGCAAGTGGTTTTAGTGTTGAGCAATATGCTGGCTGTGCTGGTTTCTTTGCTAAGGCTTATGTAGATAGAATCTTTCAACAGGCTGGGTTTACTTATACATCTAATTTTTTTAACTCTAATTTATTCAAGAATTTAGTAATAACCCCTACAAAGACTCCATCGTTAAGTCCGACTATATTAGGTCAAAACAAGTTTTTAGCGAACATCTCAACGAATCAAGTTTTAAATAAAACGCTTACAGGTTCTGGCCCTTTGTTTTCGTTTAACTCGACATCTCCTGATGTTGTAGCTTATAACAATGAAGTTTATGATGCTGGCAATAAATATAACAATACCGCATCTCCGATTGTTGTTGGGCCGAATACAATTCAACCTTATAACTTTAGGCCTGATGTAACTAAGTTGTATAATATAAGTGCTGATGCGACTATTTCATTTCAATTCTTTGATGCTGGCAATGTAGATAGAACGAGTACAACAAATGCCGTGAGTGGTAATATTACCTTGGGTGTTGGTTCAGGAACTCAGATACCTCCACTTACATCGATGACATTTGGAAGCACTAACTCTAATAGTTTTAGTGTTCAAGTTCCAAATGCTTTATTGTTAAGCGGTCAGGCTATTTATGGTTATTTTAGTTTTAATAACTTATCGTTTATAAATAATTCTCACGTCATTACTCAAATGAGGGTGACGATAACAGCGGGTGCGTTTAGTGCTGAGTTTGCAAGTCCTTCACCATATTCTGGGCAGAACATTGACGCATTGGATTTGATTCCTGAGAATTACACTCAGGATGAGTTCATGCGTGACTTAAGGAAGTTGTTTAATCTTTATTTCACTGTAGATAAAACAAACCCAAAGAATCTAATCGTTGAGCCACGTCCTGACTTTTATTTGTCTACTCCGCTGAACTGGGAAAATAAGCATGACAGAAATTCTATTGTTGAGATAAAACCAGTTGGGGAGTTGGATGCTATTAAGTATAAGTTCAGTTACTCAGATGATGGCGACTACTTTAACACAAAGTACAAAGCTGACTTCAAAGATAGTTATGGATATGAAGAGGTTGATGTTCAGAATGACTTTATCAAAAGTGAAAAAGAAATTAAAGTAAGTTTAGCACCTACGCCATTGGTTGGTAACTCTTATAATAACGGATTGATTTTAAGCACATACAGAAAGCAAGAAAATAACTTAATCAGTGAATTTAAAGCTAAGCCGAGAATACTTTATTGGGGTGGATTAATAGCTGCGAGTAATAACGCCAAGCCGATTAGCTTTGCGTTTAACAATTCTATTCAAAATACATTTCCGTATTTAGGACATTTAGATAATCCGTTTAACCCACAGTTTGATTTGAACTTCGGGCTGGTATCTTATGTTTATTACGTAAAACCTAACCAAACGTTAACGAATAACAATCTTTACAACAAATATTATAGTCAGTACATCAATCAAATCACAGACAAAGATTCAAAGATAGTAAAAACAAGATTCTATTTAACTGAAGATGACATCCATAGGTTTGAATTTAGATACCCAGTTTACACGATTATAAACAACGAACCTGGATATTACTTAGTTAACAAGATTGTGTTTAATCCAATGGCTGACGAAACTTCAGAGGTTGAACTTTTAAAGTTAGTTGACTATCCGATATTCACTCCGCAAAGTGTAGACTTTGTTAACGGCTTAGGCTGGACTGAAAATTTAAACTTAAGAACAACAAGTTTAGCACCAGTAAGCGGTGATAACAATTTCAGCAACTCACCAAGTTCAATGATTGTAGGCGGTGAGAATAACTTTATCAACGAGGAAAGTCAATCGGTTAGTTTAATAGGCTCAGAGAATGTACAGCTTCAAGATACGGTTGATACTTTTGTGGGTGTTGGTTTGACTTCTACTTCTTTGATAGAAAGCAACTCAGTAAACTTATTTGATTCTTTTAGAGTCAATAGTTCTGGAATGAGTTATGAATCCAAAACATTTCAAACTGTTACTGGCGACTTTACTGTTGATGGTAAAACCAGAGTTTATTTAATAGACTTAGATTCAATCGGTGTACCTGTTACTTGTGTTTGGGATGCTGCTTTATATCCGATTCAGTTGACGTTTAAAATAGTTTCAAATACTTCGAATATAGATTTTATAATTGACGGAGGCACAGCACCAGTTGACGGGAATACGAGTCCATTTACTACAGGAGCAATAACAAACGATTCATACGAAGCTTATTCGGATGGTTCACATATTTATATTATATGAGTTACATTAATTTCTTAAGACATACATTTGTTGATACTGGTTCAATGAATACGCCAGAAGGTGCTATAATTAGAACAGGTGGAAAGATATTTGAAAAAACAATAACACTAAGTGCAAGTAATGCAACCGATGTTATTGATGTTTGCGAGTTCACAGGTGTTATCGAAATACTTGGGTTAACTGCTGAGGTTATGGTGGTTAATACTTTAAATAATTGTACCAACGTTCATTTTTTAGTAAGCGACGGAACTACAGATATTGTTTTAAGTAAAGCTACAGGTGCTAATATTAGTGGATTTAATTCTGGTTCTTTTTTAATCAAAGAAGGAAATGCAAGTGTTGAACTCTCAGTTGCTGATTCAAATACTATAACCATGATTGAAGGAACAACAGGAGGAAAGGCAAGAACGCCATTTATATTAGTAGCTAACAAAGGAGCTTCAAATTTCATTCAATTTAAATATACAACAACAGACACGCCGATTGATGCTGAGTTAAAAGTCATCATCACATGGGCGGACATAAACAGCGGAGTATTAATATGACAGTAAAAGTACCAGATGGATGGCATGAGGTAAGTATCTCAACATTCCAAGAGTTAATCAATGCAGGCGACAACGTGATAGAACGTGTGGCTATCTTAACAGACCAAGACCCTGAAGATATACGTAGATGGGATTTAAACTCATTTAAACGAGTTTCTGACGCTTTAGAGTGGACAAATATTCTACCTGAACAAAAAGACTGGAAGCGTAATATAACAGTAAATGGTAAGGAATATCAGTTCATTGAGAAGCTAAGCAGTTTAACAGCAGGCCAGTGGTTAGATTTAGAACATTGGGTTTTGGATTCAAGTAATAATCTACATAAGATAATTGCTTTGTTCTACGATGGAGATGCTGAAGAGTTCAAGAGTGTAAGCATGGCTGATGCCTATGGATGTATGGTTTTTTTTTCGACTATCGTAAACAAATCTTTAGAGAGTATGCAGGATTATTTAGTGAAGGAAATAGTGACGAAGGAGATGAAAAAAATACATTCGCTTGGTTCGGGTTCTTTTACTCGATGGCTAAAGGGTGTCCGGTTAAAATGTCTCACATACTTGAACTAAATTTTATTTATTTATTAAACTTTAAGGCCTTCGAGGCTAAGAATAAAAAAACAGCATCATATTATGACTACGGTAGATATAACGTTGCAGACTGGGCAACTGCCAAATGATAAACGAGAGTTTGTCGTTGGCGAGTTTGTTAAATTGAGTGTAATGAATTTATTAGTAATTAAAAATATAATCGAAGCATTCGGTGAAGAAATAGTAGTCGATGCAGAAAGGAATTTAAATGGCTGACGTACAAGTTAACGTAAAGGTAGATGCTAAGCAAGCAGATGACTCATTAAGAGGTTTAACAAAACAACTCAAAGATTTAAGGGTTGAACAATCCCGTGTTGTAGAGGGTTCAAGTGATTGGAAACGATTAGGTCGTGAGATTAACGAATTAGAAGGAAAAATTGGTGACTTAGGTGACCGTTTTAACACTTTGCGTGGTTCGGGAGTAGAACGTTTAAATTCATCTTTTGGGTTATTCCGTGAGGGCTTAGTTAGTGCTGACTTTGGAAAGGCGAAGATAGCTTTACAAGGTATCGGACAGGCTATGTCTGCAATTCCTGTTTTGTTGATTGTAACAGGCATAATGAAGTTGATTGAAAACTTCGATAAACTTAGGAACTCAGGCGGTTTACTTGGTCAGGTTTTCAAAGGCATTGGAGAAATTATAACAACTGTAACTGATGCTATTACAGACTTTACAGACTGGTTAGGGATAACTACTGTAGAGTCAGAGAAGTTGGCTGAAACTCAATTAAACAATTCTAAAGCACTTCAAGATGCGGTAACTGAAAGATATGATGCTGAAATAAGATTAGCTAAAGCCGCAGGTAAAAACACAGAAGACTTAGAAAAGAAAAAAGTAATGGCCGTAAGGCAGTCACTACTTGAGCAAATAAATCTAAAAGCCAAGGCTGCTGTAATGGATGGCGAGTTAAGTCAGGAAGAGTTAAAGAATCTTGACGAACTTAGAAAGGCGTTGACCGAAAATTACATTCAAGAAAAGGAAATGGATTTAAAGGCCAACAAAGAAAAAGTTGAACGTGTAAAGAAAAGAAATGAAGACATATTAAAAGAAAATGACTCTTTAACAAGGAAACTTGAAGACCAGCAAATTGCATTAATAGAGAATGACCGTAACCGTGAAGAGGCAAAGTTATTGCTTGACTTAGAGCGTGCAAAAGAAGATATTGAAAAATCAGGTGCAATCAAAGCAGTAAAGTATCAATCG